CAGCTATTGAGAGCCAAGACCCATCTGATTGGGGTACAACTTGGTCGGCAGTATCAGCTAAGAAAGACGCATTGATTGCGGCTGAACCTATGAAGCTACTCAGAGCAGAACGTGATCGTTTGATTGCCGCTACTGATTGGTGGGCAGGGTCTGATCGTACAATGACTTCTGCACAGACTGCATACAGACAAGCACTACGTGACATTACATCAAGTGCAACTTCACTAGACGACGTGACGTGGCCTACAAAACCATAGGAGTAGCCAATGACTAAAGCAAGAGACTTAGCCGATTTAGGCAACAAGACTAGCTTAGATGAGATCAATGATGCTTATGATGCAGGGGCTTTGTCGAACAGAAATAGTGTAATCAATGGAAATTTTGCTTTCTGGCAAAGAGGGACATCGTTTAGTTCCAGTGGATACGGTGCAGATAGGTGGATTTATGGTACTTCTGGAGGTGTAGGGGTACACTCACGTCAAACATTTACAGGTTCTGATATAGACACATTTGGCACTCAGTATTTTCACAGGCTAGCTGTGTCAGTAGGCGCAAATAACCAAGGGATGTCTACTACGCTTGAAGACTTATCGATGTTTGCAGGTAAAACATTTACACTATCTTTTTACGCAAAAGGAACTAACCCTGCTGGAGGACATCTCACAACATTAATAGGTGGAGATACTGGATCAGGTGGTTCTGGAAATTGGGAAGTGGGGGGTACTAATGAAATTGTATTATCATCCTCATGGCAAAAATTTACAGTTACACTGACTTTCCCGTCTATGAATGGTAGAACACTAGGCACTAGCTCTTACATTTATGTGTACCCTGCTCGACAACCTAGCGATGATAATACAACTAACGCATGGACTATGGATATGTCTCAAGTCCAACTAGAGGTCGGCGACACTGCAACTCCATTCGAGCATAGGTCATACGGAGAGGAACTGGCGAAGTGTCAGAGGTATTATCAAGGAAGTGGAAGATTAATACAGACAGGAGATGGTGTATGTGGGTATCTAATGGCTTCATCTTTGTTACCTGTAGAAATGAGAACCACTCCAACAGCAGTTATAAAAGATAATGCAGGAAATACTGGAAAGGTAAGTGCGGACTCATCTAACAATATCAATGGATTTGTGTCTGGCTTGCAAGCTACAATGATTGCGGCTGGAGCAAATAATAGTGTTATTGGCACTAATGTTTTTATGAGTGTTCATTTTACAGTAGATGCGGAGTTATAATCATGGAAAATAATATGAACATCACAACAGCCCAATACCAAGCTGACATGGGTGGCAACAACTCTATAGTCAAAGCAACAATAGACGGACAAGAGATGTCAGTCCCACTAGACCCAGCCAACAGGCACTACGCAGAGATACTCAAGCAAGTCGAAGCTGGTACTCTGACTATTGCGGATGCTGACTGATGCTCTTTGGTATAGCACCATTTTCAACTAACCCTTTCTCTAGTACGGTAGAGACACGCTTTGTTATTGCAAGTGTTTCTGCTACAGGTACTGCAGGAAGTGTAACTGTTGTAGCGGAAGCTAATACCCTATTGACAGGTGTTGCAGGAACAGGTAGCATCGGCTCAACAGTCGTCACTGCCAAGAGTGTTACACTTAGTGCTTCAGTATCAGCTACATCATCTGTAGGCACAACAATAGTAGCTGCAAACGCTAATGTAGTACCTTCAGGGGTTGACTCTCAAGGCAATATCGGTACAACTACAGTATTGGCAGAGGCTAATCTAAGCCTTACAAGCCCAGCGCTTATTATGTCTGGTGCTACAGGTACTAATGTACAAGCTAAAGCAGTAGTTTTACCTGTAGGAGTAGCAGCTAATACTAATGCTGGTATACTTACAACTAAAACCTCTAACGTGTTTGAGATAACAGGTGTACCTCTAAACGCATTTGCAGGTAACTTCAATGTTACAACTGTACAGTTTGACTACGAAAGTCTTAAAGCAAGTTTTGATAGAAACCGTGTTATATTTATAGCACCTACTAACCAAGGCTTTACTGTTAATGTACCTGCAGATCCAAACAATAGAACTATACTAATCGAAGCAATGGATACAGACAGAGTTGTACGTATTGCAGCATAAGGATTACAATAATGTCATACAAATGGCCTGATAAAGATAAAGATGAAATACTAGATTATAGCATAGATTGGTCACGCTTCTTAGGTGATGACTCTATATCAGGTGTTACATGGTTTGTAGATGATTCTGATGGGACTAAAACCCAGATAGATGCAGCTGAAGTTGTTAATGCCCTACAGATGGTACAAAAGACCAACACACTAACCGTAGCAACAATACGTCTATCTCTTGGTACTAATAACGTTAGATACAGAGTTACATGTAAGATCACTACAGTAGAAGGCTTACAATATGAGCGTTCAGTATTTGTACGTGTTAAGGAGAAATAAGAATGGCCTATGACTTTATCGGGTTAGTTAATGATGTTAACAGACGACTTAACGAAGTAGAACTTACTACAACTAACTTTGCTACAGCACAAGGTTACTACAACCTTACTAAAGATGCTGTTAATGCATCTATCAGACACATCCACCAAGAAGAGTTTGAGTGGCCTTGGAATCACGCCGAGGAAACAGAAGTACTAACTGCAGGTGAAGTACGCTACAGTATGCCTTATGATAGTAAGACTGTTAATATGAATAGCTTCAGGTTAAAACGTGATGATGCTTTTAACGTAGCTACTACACGTCTTAAAGTGTTGAATTATGAAGAATATCTTGACAAACACGCAGACGTAGAGTATAACTCTAGCTCAGATGTAAGAGGCGTACCAAAGTATGTTGTACGTGCGCCAAGTAAAGAACTATTGTTTGTACCCTCTCCAGATAAAGCTTATGAAGTAGTATACGAATATTACACTAATGGTGTTGATATGGATAAAGCAGCAGATGTTGCTGTTATACCAGAGTCTTATAGACACATTGTAGTAGATGGTGCAATGTATTATGCTTATGTATTTCGTGGAGACATGCAAGCTGCACAATTATCACAAGGCAAGTTTAAGGAAGGCATCAAGAGTATGCGTTCAATAAACATAAACCGTACTGAGTACTTAAGAGATACACGAGTTCATTACTGATGGCTACTAATTGGCAGACATTCCCTATTGAGTTTAAAGGTGGCCTCATCTCTAATCTCAGCCCTCTACAACAGGGTGCTAATGCTGTTGGTTCTGCTACTATACTGCAGAACTTTGAGCCAGCTAGATCGGGTGGTTATAGTAAGATATTAGGATATACTAAAGCTACTCCATCTATTGTACCTGGGACAGGTCGAGTATTAGGTGTTAAGGTAGCTAATATAGGTGAATATGTTGCAGCTAGAAGTGATGGTGCAGGTTCTCCTAAGACTGAATACCATAGATCTTCTGGTGGTACTTGGTCTTCACTAGGTAAGGCAGCACTGTTAGGCGGTAAGATCCGTAGCACTGAGTATAACTTTGGTGCAGGTAACTTTATACTATTCGTAGATGGTTTAAACTACCCAGCGCTATTTGATGATACAAACAACACTTTATCGTTTATCTCTTCTTTATCAGATCTACAGGGTGCAGAACAAGTAGCAGTATTTAAAACTACTGTGTTCTTCTCCAAGGGTTCTAACTTATACTTCTCAGCACCTTCTGATTCAGGTGACTTCAGTGCCGCTAATGGTGGTGGAGTAATAAACGTAAGCCATGAGATTACGGGTTTGATCTCTTTCCGTGATCAGCTTATCATATTTAGCAGAAATAACATACAACGTCTTTCAGGTACAACTTTAGCTGACTTCCAGTTAAGCCCTATTACAGAGAGCATTGGTTGTCTAGACCCTGACACAATACAAGAGGTTGGTGGTGACATTATGTATATGTCTCCTGATGGTATTAGACTCTTAGGTGCGACAGATAGAATTGGTGACTTCTCACTTGAAGTAGCATCAGACCCAATAGCAGATGATGTTTATAACTTTGCACAGAGTACATCTAACTTCTGCTCTATTGTTATACGTGAGAAAGCTCAGTATCGTATCTTTGGCTATACACAGTCAGAACAAAAGAAAGTTGCTCGTGGATTACTTGTAACTAAGTTCTCTAACCAAGGTGCATCTAACCTAGCGTGGGGTGAGACATCAGGTATAAAAGCATTTGTAGCAGACTCTAAGTATACTGAATATTCAGAGACTATTATATTTGGTAATGAAGATGGTTACCTATATAAGATGGAGACAGGCTACACGTTTGATACAGAGAATATTGAAGCTATATACGAATCACCTTATATGCCTATATCAGATCCACAGATACGTAAGACTTTCTACAAACTAACTACATATGTTGATCCTAAAGGTTCATTCAGCATTGACTTAGCACTTAAGTATGACTTCACTAGATCTAATAACCAGAACCTTATACAACCTGCAGCAACTACTATTACAAGTACAGGTGTCTTTGCTGCTATATATGGAGCAGTTACTTCAGTTTTTGGTACAGCTATATTTGGTGGAGAACTAGATAAAGTTTATCAGAATCAAGTTATAGGATCAGGTAAGACTATCTCAATCAGGATAGAAGATAACTCAACTAACCCAACATTTACTCTAGATACAGCACTTCTTGAGTACACACAGAATGATAGACAATAAAGGATAACTCTTATGGCAGGTTATACACGCCAAGATACGGCTAACAACATCGCTAACGGTAGCGTTATAGACGCAGACGACTTAGACGGAGAGTTTAATGCTGTTGAAAGCGCATTTAACGCATCCTCTGGTCACTCTCATGATGGATCAGCAGGTCAAGGCGCACCTGTAACCAAAGTAGGTCCAGGTCAAGACATTATTGTGGGTACTTCTACAGTCTTACCTAAAGCAAACAACATCATTGATCTAGGCTCAAGTGCAGCTCAATACAAAGACGGTTACTTTGATGGTACTCTGTATACAGACACAGCCAATATTGGTGTAAATGGTTACACTACTATAATTGATAACTCTTACACTGTAGCTACAGGAGACTTAACTCTAGATGTAGCAGGTGATATTACACTAGATGCTGACGGTGGAGACGTATTACTTAAAGATGGCGGTGTTAGCTTTGGTAAACTAACTAACAACTCTAACCAGTTGTCTATCTTCTCAGGTTCTGTAGAAGCTTTACGCTTAAATGGTTCAGCTACTTCAGCGCTGGGTACACTAGCAGTGACAGGTAACACAACTCTAAGTGGTACTCTTGCTATTACAGGCAACACTACTATAGCTACAGCTAACGTAACTCTTAACTCTGGTAACATTGTTGTAGGTGGCACTGTAGCGTCTACAGGAGGGTTCACAGGCGCTCTAACAGGTAATGTGACAGGTACTGTATCAAGCATAGCTAACCACAGCACAGACACACTTTCTGAGGGTTCTAGCAACCTATATCACACAACAGCAAGAGCTAGAGCAGCCATTTCTGCAACAGGTAGCTTAAGCTATAATAACTCTACTGGTGTAATGAGCTTCACTCAGGGTAACACAGATACTATTACTGAAGGTTCAACTAACTTATATCACACTACAGCAAGAACTAGAAATGCTATATCTGCTACAGGTAACATAAGCTATAATAGTTCTACAGGTGTTATCTCTTTAGCTACTAACCAAGACGTAACATTTGATGATGTTATCGTAGGTGGTAACTTAACTGTAAATGGTACAACTACTACAGTAAACTCTAACACTGTAAACATTGGTGATAACATCATCACTCTTAACTCTGATGAGACAGGCACACCAAGTCAAGATGCAGGTATTACTATTGAACGTGGTACATCTGCTAACAAATCTCTAGTCTGGGTAGAAGCAACAGACAAGTGGGGCGTAGGCAGTGAAACATTCGTAGCTGGTACATTCGAGGGTAACTTAACAGGTAACGTTACTGGTAATCTCACGGGTGCTGTTACAGGTAATGCCTCTACAGCTACAGCGTTAGCTACTGCTCGTACTATAGCTCTTGCTGGTGATGTAACAGGTTCTGCATCTTTTAATGGTACAGGAAACATAAGTATTACTGCTACAGTCGCAGATGACAGTCATAACCACACTATTGCTAACGTAGATGGATTACAGACAGAGATAGACACTAAGGCTGAACTAGCAGGATCTGGATCACAGTCATTCTCTGCTTCTACTCTTAATGCTACAACTGTAGATCTAGGCAACTGGACAATAACAGAGAGTGGTGGCACTCTATTGTTTGCATCTAATGGTACAAACAAAATGAAGATAGACGGTTCTGGTAACTTAACCGTAGTAGGAAACATAACAGCATATGGATCTGTATAATGGCTTTACCTGCATCAGGACAATCTATATCTCTGGATCAAATCCGTACTGAGTTTGGACTCTCTGGTTCAATCAGTATGGATGATATGTATAGAGGCTCTCAGGGTAATGGTACAATTAAAGAGAAGTATGGAAACCATGATAATGTACCAACTTCAGGATCTTTAGGTTTAGACGATTTTTTCTCTGTTTATAAAGAGGGTAGTGATCTCCAGAAGTTACAAAACTTTAGACAATATAGAGCTTCAGGATATGTTACTACAGCTACAGAAACAGATGAACAGTTAATAGTAAACCATATAGGTAATGTTGCAATTAATAACCCTAATTGTAGATTTCAGTCGTCAGACACAGTAAAAAATAATCATACTAAATCTAACTTCTATGCAGTGAGTGAGTGGACTACTATTATAGGTATAGCTGGTATGCCAGGCGGTTCTAATGCTTCTAATCCTATAACCTTAACTAATACACATACTAACAATAAAAATGATACTTATGCAGGTAACGCAAATGTATGTGTAGATATTGTTAATACACCTCTTAATCAGCTTGGCAACATTAGCTATGTTTTTAACAGGCAAGGTTCAAATAAGTGGGCAAGTGGTGGTTTAATACTAATTAGTGGTAAGTACGAGTTTAATAGACGCTATGTAGCACAGGGTACTGGTTGGGGTATTAACAGCAATGGTATAGCAAATAATGCTCCTTCTGTTACTTTAGCAAGAAATGAGGTAGCTGTTTGGGCTAGAGAGCGTGATGGTGATGGCCAAAGTACAGGATGGTGGACTAGCTCTGATTGTGACTACATACATAGAGCAGGATGGTGGTATAACACAGGTTGTTGGGGTATAACGTTTATAAATAATAATACAGCTACTAGTACATCACTGGGTTGTTATAATGAACAGCCTGATGCTACATGGATATTAAGAGAAGTATCGTAATGTCTAATATAACATTGACCCCAGAAGAGCTAGAGCTTATACTAGACAGATCAGCTAAACGTGGAGCTAAGTTAGTATTACGTGAGTTGGGCTTACATGATGAGACTGCCGCCGAAGATATGCGTGAAGTACGTAGTCTACTAACAACGTGGAGACAAACACGTTTAAGTATATGGAACACATTCGTTAAAATAACAACCGTTGCTATATTCAGCTTTGTTGCTGC